TTGAACCCAGATAACCTCCTCCTTCTTTGCAAGGACTGCCATAACAAGATGCACGGTCGCTTCAACGGGAAGATACAGAAATACAAATGGAATGAAGAAGGCGACTTAATCGAAGTCAGGGAGGAAGAAAATAGATGAAGAAAGCATTGTTTTATTTGGTCCAGTGGACATGGGGAATCATCCAAAACCTTATAGGCTTGGTTCTCTTTTTGTGTTTGATAGGTAGAAGGCATAGGACATTCCATGGTGCTGTTGTTACCACTTGGAAGCTAGGAAGTTCGCTTAGCCTAGGGATGTTCATCTTCACGGCTAGGCCTTATGACTTAAAACTTATCCAACACGAATACGGACACACGGTACAAAGCCTAATCCTAGGACCTATCTGGCCATTCGTGATAGGCTTGCCTAGCCTTATCTGGTGTGGCTGCTTTGCTAAATATAGAGAGAAGCATGGCATCGATTATTATTCTTTCTATACTGAGTCTTGGGCGAACAAACTCGGACAAAAATATAATTGATGACCAAGTCTAACCTCCCCCGGGTAGCCTCTTTGATTTAGGCTCGGGTACCGCACGAGGGGGACTCACGAAAAATACGGGCCAAATATTTTGGAATTTTCGGTTTTCCAAAAAAAGACATGAGTTTTAAAGGGTTTTTACTCGAAAAACTATTGTTAATCAACTTGATATGCCAGCCTTCTTGAGTGATGTATATTCACGAGGAGGCATGGATATGTCATTAGAAAAACTACAAGAAAAGCTTAATAACCTCAACGAGAAAACAAAGTCATTATATAACAAGATTGATGAAAAGTACCGAATAACCATAAACGGAAAAGGCACTATCGAGTTAGTCGATATAAGCAACTTCAAGGTCCTTGCTAAAGGCGAAAAGAAGATACAGGAAGTTATGAAAAAACTTCTTGAGGGAGCTAGATAATGGCTCCTTTTTTCTTGGTCTCAAACGATACGAAAATATAGTTCAAAATACCTCGATTATTGAGTTGCTATCGTGTGTTTTTAGAGTCATATATGTATGTGCGAAGGCTAGAAAACACACCTTCGAGAAAGAGGTAAATTTAGATATGTTTAAAGAAAAATTCGGAATTGAAATCGAGTTCACTGGAATCACCAGAAACAAGGCCAGCAAGGTAGTTGCCGAAGTCATCAACGGAACAATCACCGAGACCAGAGACTATTACGACACGAAGGAGATAAAAGCCTTAGACGGTCGTAAATGGAAGGTAATGTACGATGGTTCCTTAAGATGCCAAACCAAAAGGAATGGCGAAATCATAAGCGCAGGTAGGGATTATTCCTGCGAGCTTGTAAGTCCTATCCTTGCTTATGATGAGGACATCGAGACATTGCAAGAAATCGTTAGAGCATTAAGAAAAAGTGGAGCATTCACGAACGCAAGTTGCGGTATCCACATCCATTTAGATGGCGCTGACCATGACGTAAGGACCATTAGGAACTTCATCAACATCATCGCTAGCAAGAACGACCTTCTTTATAAGGCTCTTGAAATCAAGCAAGAGAGGATGAGGTTCTGCAAGAAGATGGATGAGCATTTGATTACTAACATCAATAAAAAACATCCTAAGACTTTGGCTCAACTTGCCGACATATGGTACCAAGGTTATTACGGAAGCAGGAATACACACTACCACGATAGTAGGTATCACTTCCTTAACCTCCATAGTTTCTTCACTGGCAACCACACTGTCGAGCTTAGGGGTTTCAATAGCGAACTCCATTCCGGGAAGGTGAGAAGTTACATTTGCTTATCTTTGGCTTTAAATCACCAAGCATTGACTCAAAAGTGCGCATCTAGCAAGAAGCCACAAGTAGAGAACGAGAAGTTTGCGATGAGAACCTACCTTAATCGAATCGGGATGATAGGTGAGGAATTCAAGAACTGCAGAGTCCATTTGACTAACGCCTTGAGCGGATGCTCGGCTTGGAGATTCGGGAGTAGAGAAGCAACAGTAGGAGGTGCAAGATAATGAAGAAATACTACTTAGCATATGGTTCAAACCTAAACCTTAGCCAAATGAGAAGGAGATGCCCAAACGCCAAGAAGGTGGGTAGTTTCCTTCTTAAGGGCTACGAACTCGAATTCAGATATTACTTGACCATCAAGGAAAGTCCAAATGGCGAGGTTTCTTTGGGCATCTTTGAAATCGACGAAAACGACGAAAGAAGCCTAGATAGATACGAAGGTTATCCTACGCATTATCGAAAGGAATACTTAAACGTCGAACTAAACGGCA